CATCAACAGCAGCATCACACTCTGGTTGTAATGCCATTTCACGATATTTTGTGACAAGTTCGGCTTCTGTTCTTACTGTACCATCAAGGTCAACATATGTACCAAAACTACCACCAGCTGCAATAACAACAGCACCATCATCATTCTCTTTAGGTGTGAATGATGGAAGCTGGTCAACAGCTGTATTATTTTTTCTTTTTATTTCGAAACCGAATAATTCTGCCATTTAATTCTCCAAAAGTGGGGAGGAAAATTACCTCCCCGTTCATAATATTATAATTACTTATTATTCTGGGTTAAGACCGTTGGCAACAGCCTTGTCACCATACGTATTAATACCACCAGCCTTCTTGCTTGAAGCCTCAATTGTTGGAACCCAGTAATCGTAAGAGAAGTTTACAGAGAAAACTTCAACAGAGTTTGTTGAATTCCAATCAAGAGCAATTTGACCAATTGCTGTTGGGAATGCACCAACAATCTGATATGCTCTAATGATCTCGCCGTCCTTTGAATACTGAATAACATCAAGATCAGACTTATACTGTTCCTGAGAAATGTTAGGATCACGAACGTTTGAAACCATACGATTGAGAGCGTTTGACCAAGCCTCAAACATTGAACGAACAGCGAAATCTTCGTCGTTCATAACGTTTACTGCCCAATCTGCGAAAGTTCTATCTCCAGCAATTTTAATCTTACGACCAAAATATGGAATATCAACTGAAGAAATTGTTGATGGTGGAAGTTCGGTTGATTGACATACGAAACTAAACTTCTGAACTGAAACGTTATCAATGCCAATTCCGGCTGGAACTGATAATGTCACGTTAAACAGCGCAGGTCTTGCACCACCATAAACAAGGCCATTATGTTTAAAGTTGTTAATATTAAATGGCATCTATTTTACTCCTATTAGGTTATATCTATTTATTAGAACTTACCAACAACTTCTGAGAATTGAACACCAGTTCCAACAGCGATGAAGTTCAACTGAATGAAGTTGATGCTTCTTGCTGGCTTGATGTAGATATCGCCAACGAACTGATTGCTGTCAATAATCTGAGGAGTATTATTTGTATCGTCACAAACAACAAGGAAGTCAGTAATACCTCTGCGACCTTGAACGCTACGAAGATATGGTACAACAAGATTCTTAAACTGTGCTCTTGTGAACGAATCATTGAACTCGAATAGTGAGTATTTGGCTGCGCGAGAAATAGCCTTTTCGAGAACAATAAACAATCTACGAACGTTAATACGATCAAATGCAGATGGTTTTGCCTGTAGAGTTTTATCACCATATAGAATTGTTCCCTGACCTGGGAAAGCAACTACAGGATTAATGCCGTTTGGATAAAGAATATCTCTTTCTGCCTTGCGTGGGTTATATGCAAGTTTAATAACATTCTTAATCTGACCACGGTTGAAACCAGCAGGAGACCACCAAGCGTCATTAGTCTGATCAGTACGAGCGCAAAGACCAGCAATATCTCCGTTTAGTGGAATCCAACGATAAATGTCATTGTATCTATCATACTGATACTTGTAACCACTGTCCATTACAGCATAAGAACTGTCGCTGATTGCATCTCTCCATGCAACAAGCGTATCAGCCTCCATGCCGAAGTTGTTAATTGTTGTTGCCTTATCTGGTGAAACGAACGCAACACAATCTTTTCTAATAGCACAAATATTGTCAATGATATAATTTGATAGTTGGAAGTTTGAAACGGTAATGCCGTTTTCAACTGTTGAACCACCAAGAGGTCTGCCCTGCATTACAAGTGAAATGTCAATATCTTCGGGGGATACGAACAGATCATATGCTCCAGCAATGACTGAGAATGCGCTAGTATTTGCTTCATCAAATCCATCAGCACCAAGAGTAAGAGCATAATTACCTGGCTCCATTGTTGTTGCTGTTGTTACGCTCATGGCATTTGCTGAAGGAGCATCGCCTCTGTCATTGGCCCACCAAACATACCTAGAACTCTGATTGATAACATCCTTATAATAATTAATTGATGTATCGTTATTCTTTGCGTCTGTGGCGCGAGAAAGACCCTTATAAACTTCAAGAATCTGTCCGGGAACACCAGTAAAATCACCATTGTTATCAACAACTACGACATGAAGTTCGTCATTGGCTGCTGTATTACCATTAAATCTTACATAATCAGATTGTCCTGGTGCTTCACCGACAGCATTAAAGAATTCCCAGAAACGCTGTACAGTGTTTGAAACATAGTTAGTATGTAAACGATATGGGTCTTGGAATGATACTGTTGCTGATGTGGCATTTGGAGTTGCAACTGAAGTTACTTGTAGATACTGCAATCCAATTGAACTGTTACCAGCAAGAATATAATCGTTCATTGCTACGCTATCAGCGAAAGTAGTTGAGTTAGCGCAAGTAACTGTTGCTGTATTAGATCCAATTGTAAAATTGATTTGTGTTACAGCAATGTTTGAAGCATATGATGCTGATGTATCGCAAACAGAAACTCTTAGTGAATTGCCAAGAGCGCCTGGGTATTTTGCGATATATGTAACATCTGTATCAAAAGTTCCATCTTTGTGAATATAATCATTCTCATTTTTTACAATTTGATTTACAAGATTTGCAACTACACCGCCTTGCTCAAGGCCAACAGCACTATAGGAAGTCTGAGTATGAGCAAAATAAAGTTGAACATTTCCTGTTGCTAAAGCAGCATCAGAAAGAACAATTGCAGTAGAATTTACTGAATCAATAGCAACTGTTTTACCAGGAACAACCACTGAGGAATTTGATGACTGAGTAACATACATTCCTATTGAAAGAACCTGTGTGTTACCAGTTGTTGTTAGAACTGTATTGCCGTTTGTTGCTGTAAATGAAAGAGTTGGTGTTGCACCAGTAGTGTTAGCAGCACGAGAAATATAAAGACTGTTTGTATAGCTCAAAAAGTTTGCTGTTGTAAACCAAGTTTCAGCATTATAATTTGATGGCTTACCAAACTCAGCTACTAACTTAGTTTCAGTATCAACAAATCTTCTTTCACCAACTGGACCCCAACGGAATAAACCAGCAATAGCGCCAGTACTGGTAGCGACTGCAGGGACAATCGTAGTTAGGTCGATTTCAGTAACATTAACGCCTGGACTTAGTTGAATTGGCATCG